CGGGGCGAGGTGTTGCGGCGCGTTGGCAGGGCGCCTAAATTCCTGATCCCGGTCCGGGCGGAGGCGGGGCTTCATAAGCAGGCGACCGCGTTTTTCCGGAAAGGGGACAGCAAGGCGAGGCTTGAGATCCTCGGGCGAGGGCAGCAGTTCGTAGCCTACGCCATCCATCCCGGGACGGGGAAGCCGTACAGCTGGGATAGCGCTCTTGGGTTTGGTCTGGAAGAGACGGCGCCGGGGTCGCTCCCGCTGATCGATGGCGAGTTTCTCAAAGCGGTGAGGGATAAGTTCGTGGAATGCGCAGAGCGCCGCGGGTGGAAAGCGGAGACCTATAAAGAGGCGCTGTCGCTTCCGGAGGCGGACGCAGAGATTGACGCGCTGCTTTCGCCGACTCAGCGCCCGGTAGGGCTCACGGTAGAGGAAGCGAAGCGCTATATCGCAGACACGGATCCCGCGGACTACGACGCCTGGCTCGAGGTTGGCATGGCGCTTCACTTTGAGTTCGGCGGTTCAGTGGAAGCACTGACGCTGTGGGACGAGTGGAGCTCGCGGGCGGCGAATTACAAGGGCTTCTCCGATCTTCAGTATCGCTGGGAGCGGTTCGGATCTGGCGCCGGGCGGCGTCGCGTGACGATGCGGACGATAATCGCCCGCTTCAATAGCCGGCACTGTGACGCGGCGCTTGAGCTGAACGGGAAGGGGATAGCGGCCCGTGCGGCGAATTATTACCGTCCGGGGCTGATTTATGACCGGGGGTCCGAAAATTGGTTCTGTTTTAACGGCGTTCACTGGTCTGTGGTGGATCAGGTCTTTGTGGAGTCCGCCATGTGGCCCGTGCTTCAGGATCTGCTCTACAAAGAGCTGCAGGCGACGGAGCCTGACAGTTCAGAGCGGAAGCGGTTCTACAGGTTCTACCAGACGTCACAGAATTATTTCACGCTGAGCTCAACCGTAAAACTCCTTCGCACCTGGGGGGGGATGAGCGTAGGCGATCTGCGGCGCGAGTCAAAGCCGCGGTACTTTGGCGTCGCGAACGGTGATATCGATCTTGAGACAGGAGCCCTGCTGTCGCCCGCGGTGTCCCGCTACACGATGGAAGCAAGTTCCGTTGCCTTCGACCCATCAGCCCGATGCCCGCTTTGGGAGCAGACCGTAAGCGAAGCGTTTAACGGCGACACCGAGATGGCGGCTTTCCTGCAGAGGATCGCGGGGTACGCGATGCTTGGGGAACCAGTCGAAGAGGTGATGTTCGTTTTCACGGGCAACGGCTGCAACGGGAAGTCCACGATCGTGAACGCGATCCGGGAGATCCTGGGGCAGAGCGCCTGTACAGTGGAAGCGGAGACCTTCACGACAACCGGAGGCGGCGCTGGGGGCGCGGGCGGCGCCCGGGCGGATCTGCTTGCGGTGTTTGGTAAGCGGTTCGTCGTGCTTCCGGAGACGGACGAGAACGCGAGGCTTAAAGAAGCGACCGTGAAGCGCATGGTGTCGCGCGACGAGGTGACGGCGCGGGGGCTCTACAAGAGCCGCCCGGAGAGCGTGAAGCCCTCGTGGGTGGTGGTCATGGTGACGAATTACATGCCGTTGATCACAGGGGACGACGAGGGTATCCACCGACGGATTGCCGTTGTTCCATTCAACCGCAATTTTGATAAAGATCCTGGGGTAAAGAAAGACACGCGCCGGGCGGAGAAGCTGCGGAAAGAGTACCCGGGGATTCTGAATTGGATGCTCGAAGGTGTGAAGGAATATCGCCGCGTAGGGCTCGCGTACCCGGCCGTCGTGAAGTCCAAGATGGCGGAAACGCGAAGCGCCATGGATGTTCTGGGGGAATTTATCAGCGAGCGCTGCGTCCTTGGCGCTGATCAGTCCTGCGATACCGCGAGCCTTTGGAACGCCTGGGTTCAGTTCGCGAGGGCTAACGGCTACGAGCACGCGATCAAAACGAAAACCGCATTAACGCAACGGTTAGCTAAGAGGGGGGTACGAGTTGATAAGCCAAAAGAGAAGATTAACGGCTCTTGGAGGCACATAACTGTTTATTTTGGCATCTCGCTAGCGGAAGACGCTTTGTCCCAGAGCGATTCGGATGATGATTTTATTGAGTAAAAGGAGCAGAAAAAATGTTGAAACACGTTGTAAATCTTAGTACGAAGACCTCGGTTTATCCGTTTGACGCTGGCATGAGGCAGCCGAACGCTGTAGATCTGCGGGTCGACCGTGTTTATCGCTTAAAGCCGGGGACGCTTGGACTTGATGGCGACACGAAGAAGCCGCTTAAGCGGATAGAGATTCCGCCCGAGAAAATCTACGACGATTCAGAAAAGCTTTATTGGGATCTGGGACCCGGCTATTACGTTATTGAGTTTGAGCAGCGAGTGGTGATGGGGCCGCAGGAAGCGGGGATCGCGGTGCCGCGTTCAACGCTGATGCGTAACGGCGTACTCATCCACTCGTGCCTTTACGACTCGGGCTACCGCGGCTCAATGGTATCCGGTATGACGATTGCGGACGGTGTCTGGTTCTGTTTCCCGAAAGGCGAGCGCCTCGCGCAGTTCCTCGTGATGGACGCCGAAGCCGTCGACCAGTACCGCGGAAGTTATCAGGAGGCGTAAATGGACGCTAATTTAACGCTGGCGGGTGAGCTGGCGGCCTGTTTCGCGGATCCTCTGCGCTTTGTCCTTTTCGCTTTCCCGTGGGGTGAGCAGCCGGACACGAAGCTCGTAGAGCTCCAGGAGCCGTGGCGAAGCCGCTACCCCGGCTGCCGGTATGGGCCGGACAAGTGGGCGTGCCAGCTCCTTGATGATATCGGCGCTGAAGTCCGCAAGAACGCATTCGATGGGCGGCATGCGGTACCACCGCTGAAATACGCGGTGTCATCAGGACACGGGATCGGGAAAAGTGCTTTGACAGCGTGGCTTGTCTGTTGGGTTATGGCGACACGCCCGAATTGCAAAGGCATTGTTACGGCGACGACCGCGAATCAGCTTGAGACGAAAACGTGGGCTGAAATCCAGAAGTGGATGAAGAAGTCGATCGTGGCCGACCTGTTCGATATCCAGGCGACATCGATCCGGGCGAAGGAGTCGCCCGAAAGCTGGCGCGTGGACGCGATCACCTGTAAGGAGGAGAACGCTGAAGCCTTCGCCGGCCAGCATGCGGCCAGTTCGACGCCGTTCTACGTGTTCGACGAAGCCTCGGGCGTCCCGGACGCGATCTTTGAAGTGGCTGAAGGCGGTCTGACGGACGGTGAGCCGATGATGTTTCTCTTCGGCAACCCGACCCGTAACTCAGGCCGGTTCTTCAATTGTTTCCACCGTCAGAGCCGCTTCTGGAATCTTCGGAAGATCGACAGCCGGACGGTCGCTATTACGAATAAGCGGCAGATTGAGGAGTGGAAGAATGAGTACGGAGAGGATTCAAATTTCTTCCGCGTCCGTGTTCGGGGAGAGTTCCCGACGATCGCGGCGGATCAGTGGTGCGACAGCGCGCTTGTAGACGCCGCGATGGCTCGAGGCGAGCCGCCGACAAACAGCGCGACGTGCGCAGTTGTTGGAGTTGACGTGGCGCGCTTTGGGGATGACGACACGGTGATCTGTACCCGCATTGGGAAAGACGCCACCCGATTCGTCCGCTACAACGGGCTCGACACAATCCAGGTTGTCGGGCACGTGAAAGAAGAGGTGAGGCGGCTTAATCGTCTGGGGCTCCGTAAGGTTCATGTTTTCGTGGACGAAGGCGGCGTTGGCGGCGGGCCTGTAGATGTGCTCCGAAATGACGGCTTTCCGGTTCGAGGCGTTAATTTCTCTCAGCGCGTGGATGATCCGGATCGGTACCCGGCGAAGCGTGAGGAGATGTGGGGGCGGATGGTGGAGTGGCTGAAGGATGGCGGCTGCCTTCCGGCAGACGACGAGTTGAAAGAAGATCTGACGTCGCCAACTTATACCTTTGATATCCGCGGCCGCAAGAAGCTTGAAAGCAAGGCGGATATGAAGAAGCGCGGGCTGCACTCGCCGGACAGCGCCGACGCCCTGGCGATTACGTTCGCTTATCGGGTGAACGAGTACGAGGGCGATAAAGGCGCCCGGGTGGAGAGCTACACCAAAGCCCGAAGGACCTACGACCCGTTCGAATACTTGAACCGGCAGTGAGGGAGGAGACTTTCTGTCATGGAAATTCGAGACATTCGGCTTCAGGATTTGTTCAACGACCCGGCGTACCCCGCGCTGAGAGACGAGTACTCGGGGGAGTCCGGGAACCCGGAACTCGGCCGGGCCCGTATCAGCGTGGATTATTACCGCGCGGCGGAAGCGTCCGGCACGCTTTTTATTGTTGGCGCTTACGAGGACGGGGCGCTGGTCGGCTGGGCGGTGTCTTTTATGACCGGGCATCCGCATTACGGGAAGTGGGTCGCGGTAGTGGATTCGATCTTTCTCACGAAGGAGTCGAGGCGCGGCGCGGCGGGGCTTCAGCTTATGCGGGCGGCCTTCAGCCGGGGTGAGTCTCTGGGGGCTGAGGGCGCGTATCTCAGCGCGCCGCACGGCTCGAGGCTTGAGGCGTTGCTCTCGAAGACCTGCCGGCATGCGGATTCTGTTTTCTGGAAGAAATTTTAGGAGAGGACGATGGGTGTAGGAGCGATCATCGCAGGCATTGCGGCGGCGGCCGCGGTAGGCGGAAGCTCGATTTACGCGTCGAAGAAGCAGGCCCGAGCCGAGAAGGCGGCGGCTCAGATGCAGGCGGACGCGCAGGAAAAGGCAGAGTCGCAGCAGGCCGCTGAGATGAATCAGATGAACCAGCGCGCGCCGGACACGGAATCCATTCTTGAGCAGAATTCGGGCGGTGATACCGGCGGCACGATGCTCACCGGCGCGGCGGGCGTAGACGCCAACAGCCTGAGGCTTGGGAAAGGCTCTACGCTCTTAGGGGGCTAGTGTGGCGGACGATCTTCAGACCCGGTGCCGGGCGCGCTGGGCAGCGCTTAAAAACGAGCGGCAGTCCTGGATGCCGCACTGGCGGGGGATCAGCGAGGTGCTGACGCCGAGATCCGGCCGCTTTCTCGCTACCGATAACAATCGTGGTGATAAGCGGCATAAGGACATCATAGATAACTCAGGCACCCGGGCGCTACGGACACTCTCAGGCGGCATGATGGCGGGGCTTACTTCGCCCGCCCGCCCCTGGTTCCGGCTGACGACGATGGATCCGGAGCTTGATGAGTCGTATGACGTGAAAGTCTGGATGTCTCACGTCACAAGCCTGATGCAGATGATCTTCAACCGCTCGAATATCTATCGGGCTCTGCATACGTCGTATGAGGAGCTGGGGGCTTTCGGCACCTCAGCGATTGTTCTTCTGGATGATTTCGACCACGTGATCCACGGCATGCCGCTTACGATTGGCGAGTATGCCATCGCGACAGACGCCCGCGGCCGGGTGGACACTCTCTACCGGGAATTTCGTCTGACGGTTGCCGCTATGGTGCGGGAGTTTGGGTACGCAAATTGCTCAGGACGGGTTCAGAGCTTATACGACCAGCACCAGTGGGACGCCTGGATTACGGTAGTGAACGCGATTGAGCCGCGGGAAGAGAGGGATCCCCGGAAGCTCGATAACAAAAATATGCCGTATCGGTCGGTTTATTTCGAAGAAGGGGCGGAGCAGGGAAAGCTTCTGCGCGAGTCCGGCTTCCGGAATTTCCCCGGCCTTGTCGGTCGGTGGGCGGTGTCAGGCGGCGATATCTACGGAACGTCCCCCGGTATGGAAGCCCTTGGGGATTTAAGGCAGCTGCAGCAGGAGCAGCTTCGAAAGTCTCAGGCGATTGATTATCAGAGTAACCCGCCGATTCTGCTCCCGGCTGATATGAAGGATGACGCCTCGGCCATCGTTCCCGGCGGAACTATTTTTGTTGACAGTACGGCGCAGTCGCAGATTGTGCGCTCGGCTTATGACGTCAATCTGAATCTTCAATACCTGCTGCCCGATATTCAGGACATCCGTCAGAGGATTGATGAAGCGTTCTACAAAGACATTTTCCTCATGCTGACTGAGCAGAGGATTGACCGCATGACGGCGACTGAGGTCGCGGAGCGGCATGAGGAGAAGATGCTGATGCTGGGTCCGGTGCTCGATCGTCTGAACAGCGAGCTGCTGGACCCGCTGATTTCTCTGGTGTTTGACCGCATGGTACAGGCGGATCTCGTCCCGCCGGTTCCGGATGAGATGAACGGCAAAGAGCTGAATGTGGATTTCATTTCGATTCTCGCTCAGTCGCAGAAGGCGATCACCACAAACGGCGTTGACCGATTCATCAGTAACCTCGGGGTGGTCGCACAGATGAAACCCGAGGCGTTGGATAAATTCGACGCGGACTATTGGGTGGACGCTTACGCGGATTCTCTCGGCATCGATCCCCGCTACGTCGTTTCGGGGAAACAGGTTGCAGTGATCCGGGAGCAGCGAGCTGAGCAGCAGCAGGCTCAGCAACAGCTCGCCGCCGCGCAGCAGCTCGCGAGTACAGCGAAAGACCTCGGGTCAGCGGTTGGCCGCGAGGGGATCCAATCCGCGACGCCTGACGAGATTGCCCAGCAGTTTTCGGGTTATTGATACTTGAGAGAAAGGCATGGACGCAGAATCACAGAAAGAGGCGAGAAGCCTGAAGCGTGAGCAATTTGCCTCAGACTTTCGCTGGCTTATGAATGATCCAAGGGGGCGTCGCCTGGTGTCGAAGTTTCTCTCGGACACCCGGATGTTCGCGACGACCTATAACCCGCTCTCCAAGCAGCCTGAGCTTGAGATGGCGTTTGCCGAGGGGCAGAAGAATCTGGGCTATCGGGTGATGGCGGATATCGGGGCAATTTGCCCCGAGCAGTATTTTTTGATGATGAAGGAAAACAATGGCTGAAGAGACTCTTAATCAGGCGACCGCGACGGCCGCTGACACGAGCGGCGCGGCGACGGAGCCAGCTGAAACAGCCGCAAC